CAATATAAATAACAAGCATTTCGATGACTTGCTTTTATAAGGGGATATCCTGTTTTAATATCAATTGGAACCCCATAATATGTAAGATAAATATCATTATATTGATAATCACTTGATAAATTTATATAAACACCATCATAATAATAATCTACTTTATTTTTGTATTTATCAAAAACACTTTTAATTTGAAAAACATTTCTTGGGGCAATAGCTTTACTATTCTCTACCTTTAATTTACCAGAACCATCATCTGGATTGGCCTTGAATAACAAACGATGTTCAACATCTTTTAAATAATCCCGCTCTACCTCATGACACCACCTTCCAATATCTTTCGAATCAAACTGGATTATTTTCTTTTTATAAATCTGCGATAATTGCAGATATATAGATTCATGTTTTACATATTTAGTATTCATAAATTTTCCAAATCTTTTAAAGTACTATATTTGACCCCAATTTGTTTCTTACTATATATTCTCCGCATCATCTTCTTTGAAAATGATAAATAATATTCATTCTTCGCCTTTCTTAATATCCTTTTATCCAACGTGAATAAAGGGCCATAATTTTCAGGGTTTCTTAAATCGATTTTTTTATTAAAAAAAGAACGGTTACTGACTGAAAGAAGCATTTTATACTTTCCAGGAAACTTAAAAATACTTGCTTTATCAATAAGGTCATTAAAAATTAATTCCAAAAACGTATATATGATGTTCCTTACAATAACCATGGAATAATGATTTTTAGAATGTTTCCTTTCATAGGTACTTATATTCTTCAAACAATTATCAAAATAATCCCTAAAGTCTATACCTTGATCAAACATTAAATCATTAAGATTATAAATTTTTGTCTTATAAGGAACCTTCTTGCCAAAATCTTTTAGATAAACATAATATGTTTTGTCTATCATAACTTCTTTTTCTTTTCTTCTAAAATACGCCTATCACCATTATAATCACCAGTCTCGTTATCCTTTTGATCTATTCCAAGTTCATCCTTATAAAATTTGTTCCAATCCCCGTTTTCAGGATTAAAAGTATTTTTCTCGTAAATAGACTTAATATTTTTCCTAGAATAATCCTCGTCCGTGATAAAACATAATTCTTCTGGTAAATGGATCGTAATACCCTGATACGATGTAATATAGAATTTATCCAAAAGGGTATAATCCTCAAACTGGGTAAATGCCGGAATAAAAGTATTATTATAAGTATATTTTTCCTGTATTGTTAAGTTCATTGTTTTGGTACATTATATGAATCATCTACTTCATTTTTTACATGATCGGGACTTAACCCCATTGATTCCAAAATATCTTTTTTTACGATAATTAATAAACGATTAATAAACGATTCAGGAAATACTACCTCTGAATTGAAAATGTCAAAATCAGGTAAATCCCGTGGATCATCAATAACAAATCTATATTTTAAATATTTGACCCCTTTTGGAACATTTTTTAATAATATCCTATTTTCATCTAAAGCACAAATAGCTTGTGAACCAAAATATTCATCATGCTCTATGTTCATGAAATATTCTAAGGTTTTAGGAATAAACCTTAATCCGGCTACATCTGGGGTACCAAGATATAAAATACTTTTTTCTTCTTGATCATGTAAACGGGGAGTGTCAATATACCGGATAGGTTCTGAATAAGGAAAAGATTCAGGGGTAATAGTATAATCCCAATTAGAAGGAATAAATTCTTTATCAAATTTTATATTTCTATCTAAATTATTAGAAAAATGAAATAAAGTTAAATTAGCTTTTTTTGCTTCTTTTATAATATTCGATCGGGCAGCTATTACTTTATCAACTATCTTTTCTACTTCAATACTATTATCACTAGACAATTGAGGTTTAATATCCCTTAAAATTTGATATGATGTTTTTATTAAATTCATAATTTCAAATTTAACAAAAAAAAGGGGAAAGTATGCCTTCCCCCTTTCCTTTCATAACATAAGATAATAATATTTTCAACTACCAACTACTTACGGCTACACCAGTCCATTCAGTTAATAATTCTTCAAAAGTATTATCTTCAGTAGAATTATCTTCGTCCATGTAATCAGAAGCATCATAGATATCATCATCTACAAGACTTGCAACTACATAAATGTCAATACCATTTTTTCGCCTTTCAATACCAGAAGCCCCACTCAACCCGGGGGTGTCCATAACCCAATCAAATGAATATTTTACATACGTTTCCCCCTCGATAGGAGAACGAGGCAATGAGCCATGATCTTGTGACTGTACTGGAAATTCCCTTGCAATATCTTCCCAGGTAAGATAAGGCCAACTTGGCGTTTTAATAGTTGTAATATTGTTTTCTTCTTCGGTAAAGACAAGAACTTTGTCATTAACATCTTTGGCAATAATACCCAAATAAATATTACCAGTAGTAAGACTACCACTATTATTAGTCCAAGTCCCACCATCAGTTACAGCCAGGTTAGTGCCTTTTTGAATAATCCAAACTTCACCAGTTCCGGAACCTTCATAAGCAACTGCTTGTGTACCTGCATTAATAAGAGATACTAACTGATCCTGATTGCCACTAACAGTCCCTTCATCGATTGCACCATAACCAGTAGAATCAATAGTAATAGTTTCCGAGCCATCAGTAACGGTAATCTTAGTTGCTTTACCGGCTATTACTTTTGATAAAGAATCATTACTAATAGCACTTACGATGTTACTTACCAAAGTATTCCTATCGGCTACTGCCAAATAACCGGAAGCTTCACTGGCAAGAAAATTGATTACATCTGAATAATAATCAATCTTCTCAATTTCTTCATTAGCGAAACCGTTACGTTTAGGCTTACGCATAACTTTAATGCCCCATTCAAAATCTTCCGTGTTATTTGGATAAGAAGGCTTAACTTCAATAGCATAAGCCCCTTTTACACCAGCATTAGCAGATAATTTCCGAGGGGTTAAAAAATCTGGAATAGCACTGCCATCTACAGTAGTTCCAGGAATTTCCAACCCTATATCTTTCACAACCAATACTTCCCGATCTGCAACATCATCTTCATACAGACCAATTTTTTTTAATTGTGCTTTTGTGTTTGCCAAGAATTTTAACCTTGGACGAATTAAGTTTCCCATGTTATTTTACTTTAAATTTTTCTTCATTAACAAAACTATTATATCTCTGATCTTTTATCCTTTCCAGGTACATCCTAATTGCAATATCGCAAATTTCCCTATTCTGAATTTTTCCAGTTTCAGGATCAACAATATTTTCAGGTGTATCAGAATAAACAATACTTGCAGGATATCGATAATATTCCAAAATGCATTTTTTAGCTTGTAAAACATTATAAGGATAAACAAAAATATTACTTCCTTTTTTCCGAAATAAGACCCTATAACGATTTGAAGATTGATAAGGATCATCAGACACATGAAAATCACGTAACAGTTCACCCCTTATCCATACTTCATCACCATCCTCAACACTAACAGAAGAATTATTGTTTTCAACCTTAAATTTAGCCGAAACAAACCTAAATACATCAGGATATTCAGGTGAAAGATCAAATACATTGGCTGGATCAGAAGAAAATGATATAATATTATGATCTCCTAAGCCATCCGTCCTAACAAGAAACTTATTTAAATCATCAATCCGTTTTGTCCTTCCACCTATCTCGGGTAATTTTTCTCCTAGCCAAAGCAATAGGGCAGAATTGATAATACGGTTAAAAGCATCCGGATCTACAATACCAACATACTCTTTTACCACACCATCAATAAAAGCCCTATACATTTCTTCGGCAGTTGTCATTATTCTTGCAATTTATTATTTAAAATCTTCATAAGGTCACCATCTTTTTTAACAAAATTAATGGATTCTGATTCAGTGGCACCCAAGAACCTTTCATTATAATAATAACCAGGACCATGCCTTTCACTTTCTGGCAATGACTGGTCAAAATTTCCAGTTCTCTTAGATACTATATTATCTTCTTCAAGTTTCCTAAACCAAACAATTTCAACATTATTATTATTCTGCTTACTAAAATACTTCATAATCAGCTTAGGATCCTTGTCAGTAAACTTGAAAAGTTCCTTTAACTTTGCATTTGTTGTGTAATTTCGAATATCTTTTAATCCAATAAAAAGACAAAGATCGGAATAACCATTTTCAGGCATATCATTTATAAGATTTTTAGCCTTCAAGATCAATTGTTCTTTTGAAACATCACTTTCAGCTTCCTTTTCTACATCTTGTATGTAAAATAAGGACTTACCTTTAACGATTTCATCAATCCCCATCGCAACTTCTGGTAAAATAGGAAAAATTTTATTGACCATAAACGAATCTTTTTCATCATCTAACCAATAAACTTTCTTATTTGTTAAAACAGATTGTTCACCTTCCATTAACGTGGAAAAAAGTTTTTTTGCCTTTTGTAAATCCGGACCACTTAAATTCAAAGCTTCCTTCCCATTAATCATGTCATAAGGAAGCGAAAAATAATATGGTTTGTCCCGGTATATATTCGACACAGCAATTAATGTAACCTTTTTTCTTTTTTCTTTCATCTCTTAACTTTTTAATATTTAGTTTGATAATACAACTCAGCCACACCCCAAGGATCAATCCGGGCCACACCAGTTTCTGCTAAAACATGTTTACTTTTTCCGTCTACAGAATTGGACATACGCCCACCTTCATTCATCCCAGTAACTTCTCCCTGAATAAAATTCCTTTTCCCTAGGGTCAATAACTCAATTTGAGGTTCATTAACATTAAGATCACCCATGGAAAAGAATACCATACGCCGACTTTCAGGAGTAGTACCATCACTTAAAGTTTTGGTGGGACGTGCATGATTATCAAAAAACTTATAATGTATAGGATAGAACCTAACACCACCATATTGATAATAAGAAAAGTCATAATTTAAGCCTTTCTTATCACCACTTCCTTCTGTTACCGTTACCGGGTTAACATTAAAAGTTTTTGCCATAAGATCGGTAAAATCCCAGTTTGCAGCTTGACCACACAAAACACCTACTTCCATTACACCACCTCTTTCATTAGAAGAAAGTATTTGCATATTTTGCATGACATTATGCAAAACATTTTTTGTCAAATTACGATAACCAAACCGTAGACTACCATCACCCTGGTTCAAAATACCATCACCCTGCATAATATCATTACCTCTAATATCCTTCAAAACAACTTCATCTTTAGAAGTTACTGTACCTTTTCCTTGAAGAATTTGATAATCCAAGGCAGAAGCCCACCTACGAAGCATTTGCATCTCCGCTTCTGTTACATAAGTATATTGGCCACGGTGTTCAATCCATATTTTATCAGCTTTCATAGCTTCAGCAGTACCAGAAATTGACCATTTCATCCTTTGAATAGTCATAAAAGTTTTGGCCCATTGATCACCTACATACTTTTCATATGCAGTTTCAGACATTTCTTCAAAAGCGGTATAAGCAAAACCAACTTCCTCACCTTCTTTAAGAAGGTTTTCATTCACATATTCTTCCGGATCATTGGTATTCAACTTTACTTTATATAACCACTCACCACCTGATACCTCTTCAGGGACAAACACATCAGCATTATATACAAGCGTACGGTTATCTGCTAATTCAAGAACATCTTTCGGAGAAAACCAATTCGTGTTCAAGTAAAGATAAATAATCGACTGATGTTTGCCCATTTCGGTACTATATGCTTCACATACAGCATCACGAGTCAAAACCCCTTTTCGATTTTCCAATCCACGTTGCCGCCATTTTACTTGCCGGTTCCCTACTGTACGATATTTTCGTGATTTTTTATTAGTTGGATCATAAAGATTACCACTAATTAAATTCCGTGATGCCAACATACTTGTCAACGCACTCTGTTCATTTTTAAACAAAGTTGCCACTTGTGGCAATATTTCTGGCTTTGATACAGCAAATTGCATCAAATGCCTTGAAGTGATCGATTCATTGCTAACCGTTGCCGGTTGCCCAGGTAATATTCTCATTGTTTAATAAATTTAAAATTAATCTGGCTTTGATAATTCATGTACATCTACATCCCCGGATTCTTGTGACGAACTGCCACCACCAGTATCAGGATTTATGTCCATAGAATTTAAAATTTGTTCTTTGGTCTTGTTCTTAAGATTAGAAAAGTTCTCTTTGAATCCTTCATCACCAACACTCATGAAAACATATAACTTGTATAAATCCTCATTTGTCATGTTGTACAACTTCTCAACAAAGCCAGTTTTACCGTCCTCGTTGATTGTCAAATCATCTTTGAACTTCTGGAAAGTATCTAGATGTTCAGTTTCACCGAACTCTAGTCCAGCAATATTATTAATTTTTTTGATATTTTCAAAATCAGTATCAAGTTTTTTTATAATATCACTATTAGACTTCTCTCTATATTCCTTAAATTTCTCCTGTTTTTCTTTAGTTTGTTTTTCAATATAATCCTGTTTTGTCCGTTCTTTTTCTTGATTTAAAATGTCCCTGTAAGAATTGGCTTGTTCTTTTTTCTGAATCTTATTCATACCTTGAATATGTTCTTTTACATCCTCTTCGGTCAAGCCATCAGTATTTTCTTCTGAATACTTACCGTATTTCTTATAAAGCATTTCTGAAATAAGATCATCATCACTTTTTTGTGATAAAGATTCATAAGAAGCTTTCTCCTGATAATATTTGACCGGATCAAATTCTGGATCTTTTTTTGCTAATTCTACTACTTCTTGTATTGCTGGATGATCTGGGACATTATATTTTTCTTTATAATAATTCTCTAATGATTCAACCTCATTTTCCCTATTAACAGTTTCAAGATCAAAATTTTCATCATTATTTGCTATATCATCCCATATAGATTGTAATAACAATTCACCATCTTTCTTATTTCCATCAGGATTATTTCCGTCAGGCTTATTACCATCGGAATTATTCCCGTCAAGATTGTTTCCGTCAAGCTTATTGCCTTCAAGATTATTCTTATCAGGATTATTTCCATCAGGCTTATTGCCTTCAGAATTATTACCATCGGAATTATTTTCATTAGGGTTACTTCCGTCAGGATTATTATTTTGATTACCATTAGGCTCTTCCATACCTTCTGGTTTACCGAATTCATTTGCATCTATAAATAATTCTGGCATGACTATTGATTTTTAGATTTTACAAACATTATATTTCCCTTTCTTACCCTTCTATGCACCTTGCCATTTAAAACAACAAGATCACTTTCAATTGGGAGTCTATCAAGGTAAAGGATATCCCCCTTATCAATAATATCCTTTAACAAAGGACCTACTAACACGACTTTAGCTTGAAAAGGATGAGCCGACAACATCGACTTATCCTTTACACCTTCTGGTACTAAAAGATTAGCAGAACTTTCGTTCTTAACCTCAATTTCCTTAACGATTAATGTATCATCAAGGCAAAAACAATTCTTTTCTTCTTGCATTTTTCTTAAGTTTAATTAAACAATTATTTATCTATCAGAAATATGTTCTTTCTGTTTTGTATTATTTATATCAATTTTTTTCAATTTTTCTTGAACATCCATATTCATGGAAGCTATCATAGCATCAATATCTGTTTGCCTCTTCTGTTCCTGTAAATATTTATTTTCTATTTCATTTTCGCTTGTAATTTCCATGATCTTTAAATCACGATCAATTTCTATTTCATTCTTTTTCAGGATAGTATCAATTTCCCTAAACTGATTATCAGATTGAAGCCTAGCTTGATCAATTTCGTTCTTTTGTTTTTCTATATCAGCTTTTATACTGGCTATTTCCCGATCAATATTTCCTTTTAAATTTATCTTTTCAGCTTCTATTTGTTTTTGAGCTTCAATTTCGTCTAATGCTTGTTTCGACCTTATTTCTTGAGCTTTTTCGGCATAATTTTCAAACTTCTTTTTTAATTCCTGCAAAGAAGATCTATTTGAATATAAATCTAAAACTTGTGAAAATTCTAACGCTCCCCTTTCTCCTTGCCTTAAAGCCCACATACGAAGATCTTCTTTTACTCTGTCCTCGTATATATTATCTTCTAAAAATGTATAATAATCAGCAAGGTGCATATAATTTTCAGGTATTTTAAATATTACCTGTCCCATTTCAGGATCAATATAATCCCTATAATCACCATTTTTTAACATCAATTTACAATCAATATTAATTAAAGCAGTTATTGCCCTAGCTTCTATTTTATCATGTTCATAATAAAAAAGTTCAGTTATAAGTTCTGTCTGCCTTATAGACGATTGAGTTGTTTTAACTTGATCAGTAGGGGTTACCTCCCCCATGGTTTTGTCAGTAATACCAGTATTTCTTTGGACTTCTAAAATTAAAGACTCCTTAATATTTTCAAGATAACCAACAGATTGTGATACAGAATCATCATAAGATTGAAATTGATTATAAGGACTTTGCCTTCCATCTTTCATTGTTTGTATCCAACCTTGTCCAATACGTCTATAGTAATGCCATTCAGTCCTTGACATACCAGAAGGCCTTTGGGAATCATCCATAATAAAACCTTTTACACCAGCCAATGCTATTAAAAATTCTTCTTTAATATTAATAACATGATAAAGATCTTGAATAGGCTTACAAGCTTCAACTAAAGAATAAGGTTTATCGGTAAAATAATCATATTTCCTACCATACACAGGAAGATTTGAAATAGATGGCCTATCTATAGATCTTACCTGCATAGACTTTTTGCCATAGTTAGTATAAAACATTCCAGCAATCACTATACATTGATAAACATCTGTTACATATCTAAAATGTTTTTTATAGTCTTTTTTTAATTTCTTACCAAAATCCTTCTCCTTCAAAACATTATAAAAAACTCCTTTATCAGTGTCCCTTTCTGTAAACCCAACCTTTCTTTGTTTTTTCCAGAATAACCTATATACCTCAATACCTGACTGTTGCATGTAGTCATCAACACTGTCCATATATGATGTACTTAAATTTCTTTCATCAAAAATAGCTTTACCAGGAAAAGAATGTATATGCGCACCAGAATTAAAATCATCTTTCTCTTGTAAGTATTCTAATTGTTCCTTACTAAGATCAAATTCTTCTTTTATTTGTGAAATAGACATTTTTTCTTTTATAGCAACCCATTTCCCTTCTTCAATCCACTTGTTTGAACCATCCATATCATAAAATATTTTTAAGCTATTCACATGCTTAAAAACAGGGTATTTATCGCCCTTTATATAATCAACATAAAAAATATCATGGCCAGAAACAATCTTATCAATAAAAGCAAATAAACTTTCTTGTTGTATATTCAGGATCCTTTTTAAATAAAATAAAGATTTTTGGGCTAATTGCTCACGTAAGTCTTTATAATTATATTTTTTGTTTTTACTTGCTTCCTCTACTTTCTTATAATAAAATTTCATCTCCCTTTTCAACTTATCAGCCACAACATCCAACCTTAACATTATCTGTGATTCCATCATCTTTACCTGTTGTAACTGTTCAGCCTCTTCTTGATTTTGTGGCTGTGATTTCAACATTTGGGTTATCTCTCTTTTTTTGTTAAGAATATCATTATATTGGTTTTCGATAGACAAATAAATAGAATTTACCTGATCATCTATCATTTTTGTAACCTCTATAATATTGTTACGATATTTTTCCTTAACAGAATCCTTATCGATAGTTACTACACTTAAACGGATATCCCTTCGTGATTGCTTTGATATTAAATAATTAAATGGCCTTCTTAAAATATTGATAGCCCTAAATTTCGTAGGATAAGAAAATGTTTTATCATTTTTAGCATCTGTTACTTCTGTAAGATATTTAAATTTATCTTTTCTTATATCATTGTTATAATAACGCCAATTCTCTTTTATAACTTCTTTATATTTACTTTGATTCAGCGCTTTTGAAATGATATAATCAGCCATTTTTTTTTCATATGCCGACTCATTTATCCCTATATACATATAAATAAATTTACGTTGTAACTAATATTTCGCCATCATTCATTTGATAATGAACAAATTCTTCATCTGTATTTTCATCTTCTTTTCCCCTTCTTTTCTGAATAAAATCTGTATTTACAACACTTGTTTCACAAAAGGCGCAAGCTATTGTAATATCACAATTATAATTAGGGGACAATCTAAACCGACTAAAAGCCCTAGTTATAATAGGAAAAAACATTTTATTTACATTTTCTTTAATTTCCACGTATTCTACAAGATAAGAAAGTGCATGAGGGACAAAAGAAGGATCTATCCCAAAGCTATTAGCAGCTTTTGATTCTTTTAATTTATTTGCAATAGCAGCTTCAGGTTTCAACTTTAACAATAAATCCATCCGGTATTTCTGATAAAACTCAAATATTACTATTTTAGAATGTTCTATCAAGTTTTCACATCCATAATAAACAGCCATTTTTGCGGTATTCTCATAAAAAACTTTTTTTCCACCATCCTTTTTAGAGGGTCGTTGAATTACCATACATACATACAGGTTATATAATTCATTTGAACTAAGAAAACCTTTCTTTATAACAGAAGCTCCCTTTGAAGAACTTGTTCTGGATTCATCCTGATCATAAGAGTCAGTTCCTTGGTGATACAACCCAGTAAATGGCTTTCCCGTTTTTTTGTCAACCTTTGGATGTTCTAATATTAACACTTCACCTTCTGGATCCGGAATTGCTTTTACACCATCTTTCCAATGATAGATATCGGTTACCCATTCTAATCGATATGGGGTAACCATATTTTTTACTTCCTCCCTTGAATTAATATAAGAAGTCCTTAATGAAAGAATATTTATTATTTCTTCACCAAAAAAACCACCAGTACTAATCATGAAAATATGTTCAGGTTTCAGTGGCTTCATAGTCCGGTGCCTCATTTTAGCTTTACCGGTTTTTTTACTATTTTCTTCTTCTATTTTTTTTCCACTTTCTTTACAAAGAGAATTCCCATCTTCATCAATAATCTCAAATTTTATAGCAGGAATAAACCGACCTATCTTTGAATTCCCTTCGCTATAATAATTAGTAAATTCTAACATTCCATGCTTGGCCGGATTCCAAAAAATATCTTCCATATCTTCTAATGAATCTTCTATATTACCAGAAGTTCCTATACAGGTTATATAACCCGTCTTTACCCCTTCCGCTTCAATTGAAGGCCTAACATTCTCAATTAAATCGATAACAAAACCTTTTTTCCAAATAGCAACTTCTTCTGCTTTTACTTTAGAAGGTGTAAGTGAAGATAATACCTGGCTATTATCTTTTGCTGTACGGCAATAAACTTCTGAAATAGTTTTTTCCGTACGCATATGATCCATATTATTAGGTGATGATTTTTTATAAAATTGTGTATTTTTTAAATCGTCAATACCCCTCTTTACAAAGTTCATTGTATTTTCAGAATATTTGTCTTGACCAGCCACAATAGCTGATTGTGATCCACCAAAAAACAAATATTCATAAGCTACATCGCAAGCCTCTTCTTCCGAAAGACCCCTTTGTCTACACTTTGCCCAGAGCATATCTTTACATTCTTTTATCATCCTTTCCCTTATCCACCAGTTTTCGAATGATAAATCAGTAAACCTTGGAGGCCCTGGTTTTTTTCTCCCATCAGAGCTAAGCCTTTTTATAGTCCAAAAATTAAGATAAAAATAATGCCTTCCAGTTATCCTTATATCATTTTCATGTATAGTTAAAGCAAGATCCGGAATATAACGATCACCGTTTTCTAACAATTCTACATTATACCCTTCTATAAGCATTTCTCCACCTTCTTCAATCGCATTTTTTACAGTAAATCCATTTATGCACCTATTCCATTGTTTTTCCCACCATGGTATATCAATAACTATACCCTTTTCTCTCATGAACTTGTTTATTTCTTTCTTAGAATCAGGGATTTTTTTTGAATCATAATGATACAAATCCCTTTTCTTAGGCAAGTCATTTCCATATATTACAGGACTAAAACGTTTTGTATCAACGAATCTCATTAATTTGCCGTTTTTGTTTCAAACACGTAAGGATTATACTCATCCATTACATCCTCTTTTTTCATCTTTTCTTTATACTTTTCTTCAAGTTCTAAAATTTCATTAATCATTTTATAACTTCTAATCTTCTCATTTGTATTATCAACTTCAATAGGAACATCTAGTTTTTCTATCCTTTCTTTATCAGAAGGGGGAATTGTTACTTCTACAGTAATTTTTTCCTTTCTTACTTCTGGAATATTCTTTAACCTTTTTATACTATTGGCCATATCCTCGTATAAATCTTCAAGGTTTCTTTCCATCGGTGTCTTAGTAATTCTATTATACTTATCAATTGCTAATTGCAACTTATTGTCCTTTAAAAACCCTTTTACCGTTTTCCTTGAATCAATATGATCATCAACAACTGTTTCCATTCTCTCTTGTAGAGGATAGTTTATATATATAGATCCATTATCATCATGTGTCTTTTTGGCAAAACAATAATAAATAAATGTTATACAATCCTGAAAATAAGTCTTTTCTTTTGTTTTATCAGAATTGAACAAATTCTTAAATTCCTTAACCTCTAACCCCACGGGTGTTATAGAAACTTTTCTTTTTTCTTTATCAAAGTATAACATTATTGAAAATTTATAGATACCATGTTAGTAATAACAGCATTTGTATCTTGGGATACAGTATTTACAGCTTTTTTCCAATCTTCCCAGAAGTATAACCGGGGAAAATTCCTTATGCTCCCATCATTACGTTCCTTATATAAATCTACTATTGTTTCTATTTTGTTTCGATATTGATGGGTTACATGCAAGGAAGAATCATTAATAGCCTCAAATGCTATCAAAAGATGATCTGTTTTTATACTATCTATCTCTACAAGCTTTTCCTTTACAACATATTTAACACGATAATCACTATTTTCTTCAAGGGAAGAAGAAGTATAGTTTTCAACATCTTTCAATTTTAAATTTAAATCTTTAATTGTCTGCCCGGCCATATATAATTTCTTTTGATGACTAGAAAGCTCATTTTCCTTCATTTTAAGGACTTGTTTTAGCTCTCTGGTATCATGTACCAAAATATCATTCTTTTTTACAAGACGGCCTGTTTTAGTCTTATATTCACGGACCTTTTCATTTAGGTTGTTAATTGCCCGCTTTTTTTCTTTTATCTCATTACTCAATGAAGTAATTGTAATAATAAGAAAGGATGATAAAATTACTATCAATGGTATTAAATACTTGTTCATTTTTCTTGTTTTTTGGTTTTATCTATTACTTGTTTTGCCGCGATCATTGCTGATACAAAGGGGAGAGAAAAGGTAAAAATCGATTTGTCATCAAAAAATATTGATAAATAAACAGAAACCCCTAATACCAAAAAAGCAACTATCTTTGAAAATGTTATTGTTATACTAGCTTTCATGTCCAAAATATTGAATAATTTCTTTTAATTCATGCTCATAAAAATCTATATGGGTCCAAGTTGTGGCAGTTTCGCTATCTTCCATACGGCACTTAGCCCTATATTTATATTTTTCAAAAAATCTATGAATATTTGCACCAATCCATTTTTTTACTGTATCAGCATTCATTCCTTTCACAACAAAATCAACTCCGGCACCTAGCATATGGCCTGATACATATAGGTACATTTTAGAAGTAACAGTAGGGCATAAGTTACAACGATATCCCCTTTCATCATATCTGCCGCCCCAGTACCAATCATTAACAATAACCAGCATGTCAATCTCTTCACGGAACCAATCCAAAAAATCAAGCAAAACTGGCCTGAAATAGCGAAAAGCCTTATTACCGTCCCTGTTATATACATCAGGACAAACTAATTCATATATCTCGAAAAACCTTGTTTTTTTCATATTAATCATGTTTAGAGAAATCATAATAAATATTTGTGCCTAAAACTAAATTAACTAATTGCATCACGTTTTTTACCTCTGAACTAGTAATAAAATTTTCATCTTCTGAACTGCTTCTTGAAACAGAATACGGATATAACCATTGTGTAATAATCTTGTAGGCTATTTTCAAAAATATTACACGTTTTTTATCAATATGTTTAAGAATACCTATTTCATCCTTTTTTCTAATTATATTGAAATATTTTGCTATTTCTAAATTCAACTGATACAAAAATTCATTCATGATATTTAATATTATTAATAAACAAATATAATTAATCCCTAGAACATGCCTAATTTTTCAACATTATTATTCTCTAAGTCTAATTTTAAAGTATATATTAACCCTTTTGTACTCCGATTTGATCTGTACTCTGTAACTATATAAATATAACCTGAATCATAAAG